AGAGTAATAAGCTAATGTTTGAAAAATTTAAAAGAAAAAGAAATTCTGATGGTACATTCAAGAAGGATGTAGTGTGGACGCCATGGAATGAAGCATGGAGTTACAAAATGAGCCAAGAATATAAAGATGTTCTTAGTAAAACAGTTTGGACTTTTGTTGAAGCGTTTATTTCTGCGTTAACTGTTGCACCATTAGTTGGTGTTGACGCTGATGCAGTTCAACTTGCCGCCTTATCAGGTGGAGCAGCAGCTTTAGTTGTTGTAAAAGAGTTCGCTAAAAAACAAATTGGTCCTAAAAACAGTAAAACAGTTTCTAAGTAAACACACAAATATCTAAATAAATCCTCTATACTATGCCTAACAGGGCAAAAAGGAGGTATTATGCCTAACATACCAGAAGAATGGGGTAATAATTTCTACAAAACTGGGTGGCAACCAGGACTAGAAGTCAATGAACAGACTGGTCTAGGTGAAATTACTCATGTAGGAACAGACCCAAATTACAGAAATAAATTCGATTCTATATTAAAAGAATGGGGATTCGACCCTAAACACTACGAAATAGAGGGTAGTGTAAGGGCATCTTCTTGGAATACACAGTTAAAAGGTGGTACAGTTGAAACTTTTTATGCGTTTAAAGGCATTGTACGAAAGAAAAAACCTGGACATGACAGATATTTTCAAGAATTATTTAAACAAGCTAAAAGAAAACCTCCTATAAAAAAGAAATACAACGCAGGTGACACAGCATTCATGTGGTTTATGAGTGACTGGCAACTCGGAAAAAAAGATTATGGAGTTGAGAACACTATCAATAGATACGATAGAGCATTACAAGATGGAGTAAACAGGATTAAAGACTTGCGTAAACTTGGAGTACAGATAGATGAAATCTATATGGTAGGTTTAGGTGACCTCACAGAAAACTGTACGCCACATTTTTACGAAAGCCAACCACACAATGTTTCTCTCTCATTGATTGAGCAATACGCATTAGCTAGGTCAATGATTATGAAAACGATTGACACATTCTTACCTCATGCACCGAAGCTAGTTCTTGCAGGTGTGCCAGGTAATCATGGTGAGATGTCCAGGACAAGTAAAGGTCAAGTTGCTACATCAAGACTCGACAACTCAGATACAATGCACTTGCAAATATGCCAGGAGATTATGTCTGCTAATCCTGAGAGATATGGAAAAGTAGAAGTCAATATACCTGATGGATTTCATCAAACAATGATGATTAAGGGTAAGTCTTGTAGCTTTACTCATGGACACATGAGCGGTAACAGAGGCGGCAACCCTGAAGCTAAGATTGAAGCATGGTGGAAGGGTCAGATGTTTGGATTCTTGCCTAGCGGAGATAGTGAGATTCTAGTAACTGCTCATTACCATCACCTAAGAATGAAACAACAAGGTGACAGGACTTGGTTTCAAGCACCATCAATAGACAAGAGCATAGATTTTACTGCACAGACTGGACTTTGGTCGCACCCAGGTGTCCTCACTTTCACAATTAGTGATAAAGGATGGGATAACTACTTCCCTCTATAAAGGTAATTCTTTGTATGGTTTTAAGTTACCCATAAAATCTTTTTCAGGGTAATGCTTTATAGGTATTGTATTGTCTAACCAATAATCTCTTAATTTAAGATGGTCAACCCATACTGGTTCAGCATCAGGAGATTTGAAATACATGATACCTACTTTAACTTCCTTGAACCTTGCACCTTTAAACGCCATCTCTTGAATCTTAAAGTAATCTTCTTCTTTAAGTTTGTTTGTACCTTTAACTTCAATAAAAAAGATGTAACCTTTACGAACTAGGATGTAGTCTGGTATGAGTAGCACCTTAGTTGCATACCAGAACAAGTCTAAAGTATTTTCTTTAGGGTCAGTTCCTATTCTTAAATAGTCTTTGTACTCAATACAATCATTTTCTTTAAGATACTTTTGCATAGCTACATCCGCCATGTCCTCTCCTGAGTTTCTTTTACTGTATGAATCTTCGTATGTCGGCATCTTAATCCTCCTTTAATGTATCTAGGCATTCGTTACACGCCATATAGTCTTTGCTTGTAAGTGGAAATAGGTGTGGTTCATAACACATGAAGCATATAAACCTCCTAAATTCTTTTGGTGTATAACTATTCTTAAAGATAAAGTTCTTTGTATAAAATAGTATGTTAAAAAGGTAACTCATCTTGATTCTCCTCCTTCTTTGCTTTTTTAACGAGGGCATGACATTCACGCCAAGTCCATGCGTATGGATTTTTTTCATCTACTTCTTTGTATCTACCACCGCAAAAAACATTACCCTCATTGTCTGTATAAAATATCTTATTGTCTTTGCACAAATAAGATTTATGTTCTGTATGTGGTTCTGGTGGTATATCGAAATTGTGATTAGGATATTTCTTTTTAAGACTCTCCTTCAACCTCTCTATACCACTAAACCCTGCTTGTTCTAAAGCCATTCTGGAGGACAATCTGTATCTCCCCAGGCAGTCCAACCACAACCATTTTTGTTTTGATAGTTACTGCAACTCCAACTAGGTATTTTAGAAAACTTAGGGTCGGATGCTTTCTTCTCCCTATTGTCCTCTATATATTCTGATTTACCACATTGTGGACAGTTTTGTGTTATGTCCTTAACTTCTCCAAATACATCTTCAACTAAATCTGTATCAGACTTGTCAGCTTCTACCTCTTTTTCAAACAGGTCTAAGAATGTACTCATGTCATCATTAGTCCAGGACTCAACATCTTTAGATAATCCTGATTTCTTAAATGCTTCTCGCTTGTAATGTTGTGATAGATTTTTTTCTAATCCAAAACCATCTATTAACATATTCATTTGGTCAGCTTTAGGTGTCTTTGGTGTTTCAGTAATAGATTCAGCAAATTCTTGCTTTGCTTTTTCTAGTACTTGTAGTTCCTCTTTGTCTGTAGTCATCTTTGGTTTCTCTACTTTGACATCAGCAGGTTTATTACCAACCTTAGACATCTCCTGCTTACTTGGTCTAGGGGACTTTGCACCCTGGTATTTCCAGTTAGCTAATGCTCTACCAATAGCCGAAGTTTCGCAGTTTTCTACCCAGGCATCAGTATTAGCAAATCCACCTTGTCCTTTAGTTTCTTGTGCTATACCAGTAGCAACTGGATGTTCATCTGTATTCTTAATATAGATTTCTGCTTTGATAGTGACACAAGTTCCATCAGCAGTTTCATGCACTACTTCTGTACTGATTCTACCCTCAGGGTTGTCGCTCCAATATGCTTTTAATCTATCCTCTACTGTTTCATAATTTTCTAAATTAAATTTAGCCATTATTCCTCCTCATTCTTATATTGTTTTAGTCGTTCATATACACCTTGTCTTGTTAGCTTTAATAACTTAGCTATCTTAATAACTGAGAACCCATGCTTGATAGCATGAAGAATTATCTCATCTCTCCTAATAAGTAGCTTTTCTATTTGTTCTTTATGGTGTGCTATATCTTCCTGCATTATTAATAATGCTTCATCTATGTCTGCAACTGGTATTGTTTCAGTTTCTAATCTGATACCATTTACATAAGTTATTCCATCTACTTGTTGTAGTGTCATTGTGTTCTCCTTCTTTTATTTATTAATATTTTATAACGAACATAAATAATATCAGTTAGCCAGTTTGATACGACATACGCACCTACTATATAAACAGGTAGCGACAGAAAAAAATATAATATAACTTTGTCTATTGCTTCCATTATTTACCCTCCAATAAATCGAAATCTTCGTCCTCGTCATTGTGTTTGTTAATCATTACTTTAGACACCATCTTAAAAAACTCATCTGAGTTTATGTCAATGCCTGGTTCATTAAATGGATTCTTAGCCATTATTCCTCCTCCATCTCTTTAAGTATTTGTATTGTGTTCTCGTTATGTGATTCAACGAACTCATCCATAAGTTCTGTAACTCTTTGTGGATTAACTTTAGTCATAATTAGAGTTTTTTCTACTCGTTGTCCTCCACAAGCGTTAGCTAACTTAATAGCCCATTTTTTTAATTCTTTAGGTTCATCAAATATATTAGGCATCTGTTTCCTCCTCATCCTCGCATATATCAATCGGCACTACGCCAACAACTCTATTCTTATTGTCGTATATAAATTCATATTCCAATGTGTCCTCCTCTTTATTTGTTTGTTTGTTTAAGCTGTTTCTAGTTCAACTAACTTGACTAGAAACATTCCTCCATGGTCCTTAAGTTCTCTAACCTTGCACAATGCTTCGTGCTTGTTGTCAAACTCATATCGTATTGTGCCACCATAGACACTTACGCTTATAACCTGGTATCTCATAGTATCTCCTATGTAATCCTTACTTTAATTGTAATCGTGTGTCCTGGTTATGCAAACTCTATTGGACATTATTCTTCCTCTCTTAAAAGTTCATCATCTTCATCTGAACATTCTTCTAGCCAGGCATCTAGTTTTAATACCTCTATACATTCTGAGGGTGTAATAGTGTTCTTACCTCTGAATTGTATATCCTTAACAAGTGGAAGCTCTATATCTAAAGGAGTGTAATCTCCTGCTAATATGTCCCACTTGTGTTCGTTATATATCTTTATAGATTTAACTGCAACATCTACTAAACGAACATCATGTCGTGGGTAAAAGTTACCCAATAAATGTGCTTTTAGTCCTTGTTCTAGTTCAAGTTCTGCGAATGCTTCTGCTTGTTGTCTACCCATTATTTATTCTCCTATTCTTTGTTTGTTTGATTCTGTAAGAATCTAGGAGGACACAAAACTAATAAAATGTCCTCCAGGATGATTACAGATTAGTTATCTTTCCTAGTAATTGTTTTTATATTTTTTGTTTTATCTGTCAAATCA